TTCAGGTTCTTTGTTGACAGGAACACTAACAACTGCATCACAGCCAAATGTAACAAGCGTCAGCACTTCTTTTACTAATCTTACATTTGCCAATGCTCAATCTATTACAGGAAACAATTTGTCATTGACAACAGGTGCAAATACCAACCCCGGTACTATAACAGGGAATTGGACTTTAACAACAGGTAGTAGACTGCAAGCTACATATGCGGACTTAGCAGAATATTATTCGGCAGATGATTATTATCAGCCAGGTACTGTATTAGAATTTGGTGGAATGTTTGATGTTACTTTAGCAAGTGACGGGACAAACAAAGTAGCTGGAGTAGTTTCAACTGAACCAGCCTATGCAATGAATGCAAAATGTCCTGGATTAGCAGTTGCAATAGCGTTACAAGGAAGAGTTCCATGCAAAGTAAGAGGTAACATAGAAAAAGGCGATATGTTAATTAGTGCGGGGAATGGATTCGCTAGAGCTTCAATGAATCCTACAATAGGTTCTGTAATAGGGAAAGCATTAGAAAACTTTAACGGAACAGAAGGTACTATAGAAGTAGCTGTAGGAAGACTGTAAATTTTATCCCATTTGATAAATACTGCATATATTCACATAGGGTGAATTTATGCAGTACCCACTGCGTAGCGACTAGAACTCGCATATTTAATAAAGGAAAAACAAATGGGACGTCCTCTTAAAATCGCAAAAGCACAAGCAGTTGTAACACTTACCGCAACTAATGGTACTACAGAAGTAGTTACAACAAGTGCAAATTTCACAAATTTAGGTATTATTGCTGGCATGACTTTTATTCCTGCTAGTAACGTAGGAAATTTAGTAGCTGGCACAACATATTGGATTCTTGAAGTTATAAATTCAGGTAATAACAGTACATTTACAGTTTCAGCAACTGATTTGTCCGCTAATCCAACTTTTACTAAATTTGACTTAGGTACTACTGCTGCACAATCAGTCGCGCTGACAGTAAATGTAGTTGATGCATATTTCAATAATCCAGTAAGTGGTGATGGATATCCAGCGACAAACACCAGTACTTATTCTGTAGTAGGCGGCAACACCAGTATTTACGGTAAACAAGTATTAGTAAGCGTTGCAATTGGTAGAACCGGAAATGGAACAATTTACGGAGACACTGGTAACACAAACATATACGGGCAAGATACAGATTTAGCTAACACATTATCTGTAGGATCAGCAGTTCAAGTCGCTGTAGCAAATGTTAACGGTTCTACTGACTACGTTGATATTGGTTTTGTCAGTTCTGTAACTGGTTATATCACTGTTGCGGTAGCTAATACAACTGCTACTGGTAATATCATCGGTACTTCAGGAAATGCTGAAACATTATTTGTTGGTGCTCCTGTAACATTTGATGCAAATACAGGTGGATTGACAACTGGTACTGTATATTTCGTTGATACTATTGCCAACGCAGCAGCATTTACTGTAGCTTCATCACAATATGGACCACAAGTTCAGTTGACAACTGGTACTGATGTTTCTAATGCAACTATTGATGTTGCTGTATTAACGGCTAACGCTACTGCAAACTTCACCAATGCAGATTATGCATATGCAAACGATGAAGCAGGTTATATCGTTCGTCAAAAAGGTAAACAGAAGTATTTGGTAACAGGTACAACAACTGGTTTAACAGCTCCTTGCTTTACTGCAAACGTTGCTAATACTGCATTGACTCCTAATACCATGAGCATTATTGCAACATATGCTAATTCTTCAACAACAAGAGTACAAAGTCTCAGTGATCATACTCTTGAAATATTTGGAACAGGTAACGTATTGCCAAATAGTACTCCAGCGTTTGCAACATTCAATACTGCATATGCTGCTGATACATATGGCGGACAACCTTACCCAATAGTAACAATCAACAACGCCTAAGCATGAATAAAACCATTGCTATTGCTGTAATTGAAACCAGAGACCATACTGCTGCGGAACTTGCTGTTCTTAGTACACTTAAAAGTACTCCTGCTAGTAAGGTCTATTGGGTAAGCAATCAAAAACCACGTGATGTATTTGGTTGTGAAACTCATTGGATACGTATTCGTCATTTTGATCCTACTGAAGAAGTTTTTAACAACTGGTACAGTAGGATTACACTTAGATTACTTCCTAGTGTAGTAGATGCAGATTTCAATATTATAGTACAAAGCGATGGTTATGCATTCAATGAGAAGGCTTGGACTGAAGAATTTTTACAATATGATTACATAGGTGCTCCTTGGCTTTGGTGGGGTACATTAGAAGAACAGATTGGAAATGGTGGATTCAGTCTTAGAAGTCGTAAACTGTATGATGCTTTAATTGATTGGGAACCTGGTTATTTAATTGAAGATTGGCCTTATTTGCCACTTCGTTATTATAATCCAGGAAATAAAGAAGGGTTAAGTGAAGATAATCTTATTGCAGGGCCATATAGACCCATATTAGAAAAAAGATATGGGTGTAAATGGCCCTCAATTGATTTAGCCCATCGCTGGAGTATAGAAGGGTCAGAAAGTTACAATAGTAACTGGTTTAAGAACAGTTTAGGCTTTCATGGCCGAGAAACAGCTTTACACTATGGAATAAAGATATCATGAGTACAATAGGCGCCGCTAAGATTCAAAATCCTGAAACAGAGATTGCAATTCTTCATGTGCAAGTTAAAAACATTGAAGAAAAAATTTCTGATGTAAAAGATGATATCAAAGAAATAAAAGCTTCAATTCAGGAAAATTCTGAAAGACAAATGAAACTACTTGAAGCTACTAGAGACGCTAGTGAAGAAGCACATTCATCATTATCTAAAAAAATATCAGCACTTGAAAAGTGGAGATGGATGATGATGGGAGCAGGTATTGTAATTGGTTCTTTGGGTTTCGACACTCTATCAAAACTGTTAAAGTAAACAACAAGGGGAATCATTCCCCTTGTTTTACTAAGTAATTTACCTTTTTTTGCACCACATCAAAATTTATCATATTAAATAACCCAGGATGTAATGGTTTAGGAAAATTGCCTAAATTTACCCATGCATATCCCAAATGTTCTTCATTTAACTTAGGGATAAATTCGTCTTGAATCTCACAAAAAAAGGTATGATAGATAAAATTATGATTTTCAAACTTTTGTAACGGCACTAATTTTGCATTAGCAGGCCAATACTCTAATTCTTCAATACATTCTCTTTCTAGTCCATCAAATAAAGTTTCGGTGTCTTCAATTTTACCTCCCGGTATCCCCCAACAGTAATTTTTACTATCGTTCCGTAAAAGGTATAAGAATCTATTTGTGTTTTTACTGTAGAAAAAAACACCTGCTGACACATTGAAACAAGACATTTAAATCACTATACTAAAGTCACCTGCTTCATAATAACCGTCATATGATTTAACCCATTCTTGATCTACAAATCTATATTGCACGTTAGTAGTAAGATTGGTTACATATTCAATTGTAGTTGTTGCTTGAGAATCAAAAGAAACTTCCCATTCTCCTAATCCGCCATTGTACTCAATGATATCATTTGCGTTTGCAACTATATCACCCCAAGCTGTAGTTGGCTCAGAACCACCCATATTCTCAACAATCAAATATCGTTTTCCGTTAACAGGCGCCGGTAATCCAGCCCCTGGACCAGTTACCTGTGGATTTATTATACTATCTACTGGATCTAATGTGTTTGATGGTAATGTGTCAGGGTCAATATTGTAGATTAGTAATCTATCATCATCTGGATCATAATCAATGGTACCCACGATATCATATTCCATATATGGATTCTGTAACCATATTTGAGATATACCCGGTCTTACTGTACCATACAAGTTTAAATTTGAATGCCAATACAATGATGTATCAGGTGGTGTTGGCAAATCAAATGTGCTATTAGGAGGAACAAAGGGTTCGTTCTCTGGTAATAATTGTAATCTATCACCTAACAACAATACTTTATATCCATAAGGAGTAATTTTTTGTCTGGTACCTAACAATAGATCATCATCTTTCATATCCAATAATGCAGAACCTTTGTAAATTGATGCGATAATTTTTTGAATTACTCCCATCTTCTTAAGTTTAGCAGGTGTGCTTATCCATATTGGCATATAGAATTTCCAACTCAATACATCAATTGGATTGGCAGTGCCTTGTGGAATCGATCTTGATGAAAAGGTTAATCCGTCTTGGAAAACAACAGACAATGAAGTCCAATCTAAGAAATTTTCAGTACTTTGAATTTCAAGAGCAGGATTAAACAATGCACCTAATTGTTCTATCAACTCTAATTTTTGATTGTAGTTTGTAGTCCAAAAATCTACAGTTATTCTCAATGTGTAGGGTACTGGCATTAATCTTTCAACACTAAATGCTTGACCTTGTGTTGTTTCATAAGATTGTGTAGTGCTATTGTATGTACGTTGTCTTACTACTGTTTTATCTACGAAAGTGGGATCTTGGGTACGGCGTTGATCGTATTCTAAACCAGTTATGTAATAGGTAATCATAGGTGCGCTTGGAAGATTACTTGCACTGTTATTTGCAATAATGGTTGCTGCTTGTCTACTGCTATCACCGTACATAATAGGCACACGAACTAAGATTTCATTGCCGTCTGGATCTTTTCCCTTGGTTACATACCAATTTGAAAAAATTTTCGCAAACTGTATCAAAAATCTGCGAATTTGGGAATCATAAAAGAAATCTGCCAATTTGTCACCTCAATAATAAAGTATTTATAGTTATCAGTGTTATGAAATTATTAAGTAACCGGTGGTATAGGATCAAATGGTTGTGTTAATATCGTAGACAATGCTTGTCTGCTTGGTATAGTAGATCCATCGGTCAATGTAACCTGATCTCTATTATTGATAAAGGTAGATAGTAAGTTTTTACTGTCATAACTATATCCAGTTGGAGTTCTTACATTTTCAGAGATTTTTACCCATAACCTACCACTCCAACGATACAATATATTAGGTTTGTAATCAATTCTAAGGAAATAATCACCTACTTCTGGGTTTTGCGGGAAAGATAATCCTGTACCTACAGGGAATCCGTTAGGAGCATTTCCATCTCCTGTTAAATAACCTTGTGTATAATTAAAGTTTAATGGACTATATCTACTTATAAATTGGAATGCAGGATCAGCATCTGCTCTAAAGTCCATCTGTGGAGTTATTGTTCCAGTAAACCCAGGAGCAGTAGGATCTTGATCAGCAGTTGCAAATGTGTTATCTGCTGTACCATATGGTCCTGTTATTGCGCCTAAGGATCTTACACTAATCATATAAGTGCCTTCAACCGCACCTGAATTTGAGCCTATTCTTTCAGGTGGTTGAACTGCGATTTTTAAAGCCGCATGTACAAACTTATCTAATTTATCCGATATGTCCATATCAACCGTCATATCATAGATGTTTTTAAAAGTTTGTTTTGGAACTTTAATTGCAGGACTAGGTTTTTTATATTTAGGATTGTGCATCATCATCACAACCCCAGGTGGTCCATCACTTGAAATTGTCAAGTTTATAGGAGGAGCCGGTTGTCCAATCTTTCCAGACAATTGTGTATTTGTTTCCCACTCACCGTAAATAGGCACAACATACAAGTTTGTATTGTTATACCCAGACAACGGTACAATTCTATTTGCTTCTTCTAGTTGAGCATTGTTAATTGAGATATTTGTGTTGTAAGTTGAAAGTATATCACTAAGTGTTTCACCTGTATCAAGGGCCCAATATGTGGCATTAGGAGGACTTTCTCCTGCTGGAACTTCCGCAATAGAAATATAATTCTTATCTCCAAACGTTACTGTATAACCAGCAGGATATGTTTTTGTTGAATCCCATGTTCCTAAGAAGTTATCGGTTTCAACTGGCTGCTGAAGTATCTGACTAAACTCTTGGCTATTAACCAATTTCTCACATTTTATACGCCACAAGTGCGGGAACCAAGTTTGACTAAAACCCTCACTTGCAAAATTTGCATCTGTTATTTGATAGAAACGTTTTAGTGCAACAGGTATGGTTTCTTTTAATGGGTTGTAATCTAATAAATGCGGTAATTCAATAACATCACCGACCATCAACTTTCTACCTATGATATCAATCATGTCGTTGTAATGAACTGTGATAAAAAGGATGTCGTTGTTCAAAAACAAACCAAACTGACTTAAATCAAAATCTAAATTCTGTACGTTATAATGCCCTCTTAATCTATAAATGTTGTCATCATAAGTTCTATCACGGTTTTCCAAAAACAATAGGTCTTGAATGTTAGTAGGACTAAGATTAGCGTAGTCAGGTTGTGTATAATCTATCGATGGACCTTGATTAGTAGGACCCAAATATTTGTGTATATACAGATCGGTTCCACCAACGGTCAATTGTTCACTAATGGTTCTATCAAAAAAACGATAATCGTTTTGCTTATTTTGTCTATACAGGCTAAGTTTTGGCATAATGTATTTATCTGAGACTCTTGACAATAAATACCAGGTGTTATACAATCAAGCTTAAACGTTAGAAAACGGAGTAAAAATGCCTCGTAAAGCAGCAAAACAAGTCGATACCTCAGTTGTCAAGGCTCTTGATCCCAGAGATCCTGATACCAAGTACATGGGTGAAGAACCACTGTTTACTGTTCAGCCTAACGAAGCCACGCGAAAGATTAGCCTGGTCAAAGGCTTCAATTGGTATGGAAGGTTCTACGGGCGTAAAGACGCTAAAGAACTGATTTGCCAATATCTTGACCTTACTGACAAAATTGACAAGGCAAAGTTGTTTCGCAAGGTTGATGAACGTGATATTACTATCACTACAGCGTGGCTTGCTCGCATGAGCCTGCGCGGTCTGGTTCTGTCAAAAGAAGAATCGGACATGATTGAAAAAGAAATTGATGCATTGATCACACCCGTCAAGAAAGAAGCAAAAGTTTCTAAGACGGGGGGCACAAAGCCCGAAGTCAAAGAAGCTCCCAAGCATAACGTGCAAGAAGTTATG